GGAAAGAGCATCTGATTACTATGAACAGGGTGCAAGGTTCGCTAAGTGGAGAGCAGTCCTACAGATCACAGAGAATGGCCCATCTGACCTTGCGATACAAGAAAATGCATGGGGTCTTGCACGTTATGCTCGTGCTGTACAAGAAGCTGGATTAGTTCCTATTATTGAACCAGAAATATTAATGGACGGAGATCATAGTATTGAAACCACATCAAAGATCCAACAACGTGTCATCACAGAGGTTTATAAGGCGTGTCATCTAAATGGTGTATATCTAGAGGGAACTCTTCTTAAACCATCAATGACAGTATCTGGAAGTCGTGCGCCACAGGATAACGCAAAGATAGTTGCAAGAATGACAGTCGAGACTCTACTTAGATGTGTTCCAGCTGCCGTGCCTGGCATTGTATTCTTATCTGGTGGATTGAGTGAAGATCAAGCATCAGACTATTTGAATGAGATGCAACATGTTGCAATGACTTACTCAAACGTTCCTTGGAATCTATCTTTCTCATTTGGTCGTGCTTTACAACATTCATGTTTGAGAGCGTGGAGTGGGTCTGATGAAGATGCTGGACATGATGCATTAATTGAACGTGCAAAAGCAAATTCTGATGCGTCATGTGGACTATATTCAAAGTCTAAAGATGGTGTATCTAACGAGTCTTTGTTCGTATCTGATTACAAATATTGACAACCATGTAAGTTTGTGATACTTTGAGAGGACAAAATCCTCTCATTTTTTATGAAAATTTTTCTAGACACAGCAGATGTTGATTTAGTAGGTAAATACCACGAAACTGGATTGATAGATGGTGTCACAACAAATCCAACTCTGATTAAAAAGAGTGGTAGAGATCCAGAACAAGTATATAAAGAACTCACTATTATTGGTGTTGATGATATTAGTATGGAGATCGTCACAGATGATTATTACGAATTTGTAAAGGAAGGTCGTAGACTTCATGAAAAATTTGGTGATATCACGACAATTAAAGTTCCTTGTACACCACAAGGATTGAGGGCCTGTAAGATCCTGGCAGACGAGGAAATCAGGGTTAACGTAACTTTGATCTTTAGTGCTGCTCAAGCGATACTGGCGTCGAAGGCAGGCGCTGCCTACGTCTCGCCTTTCGTGGGTCGAGTTGATGATAATTCATTTAGTGGATTAGATTTAATTAAACAAATTTCAGACATTTATGAAAAACAGTCGGCACTATATACTCCTGTTAGCACTCAGATTTTATCGGCTTCCATAAGAGATGTTGGAAGTGTCAGTGCATCTTTTGAGTATGGTGCAAATATTGTTACAATGCCTCCATCGATATTTGAAAAGATGTATAATCATGTTCTAACAGACAAAGGTTTAGATCTTTTCCAAAAAGATTGGGAAACAGTTAACGCACTTAAAATCTAAATGAAATTTACGATTTATTCAAAAGAAGGATGTATGTATTGCGAACAAGCAAAAAAACTTTTTGACTTGGCCAAAGTTGAGTATAGGGTTTATAAACTTGGTACTGACTTTACCAAAGATCAATTCATAGCAGAGTTTGGTTACGGTTCATCATTCCCAAGAATACTTGCGGACGACAAATTAATTGGAGGATGTCTAGATGCATTCAAATACTTAGAGGAAAAAAACTTAGTTTAATGGAAGACATTTACACAATCGTAGATAAAGCAATTGATGTTGCATTTGAAGAAAGTAAATATCATTTAAAGTTCTATGATTTTATGAAGTCCTGTAAAACAACAGGAGTTGGAGCGAAGGAGTTTAATCAAAGTTCAACTGCTAAAGAGTTGACTGATTTGATTAATGATTTAGACGAGTACATTAAGGGTGGAAAAGATGATGGACATCAAGTTTTAAGAGAGGCTTATGGTCATCTTGGTAAACCCACCGCAAGAAAGATCAGAGATTATTTTAATGGGATTTTGGAAGATGCTCAAAGGTACGAAAAAGAAAGAAGAAGAGGGAGACGAAAAACTAAAACTAAATAAAGGCGTTGAACTTATGTTACAACGTAGGAGGAAACCGCCAAAAAAGTTTAACTTAAAACAATTCATTCAAGGTAACAACGACGTGTTAGCGATTGCTTTAACTTTTGGCACTCTTGTAGCAGTGCTTTTTCTCTGTGTTGGTGGTATAATAGGTTGGTTATACAAAGAACACAACCAGAAAGCAACCATCTCCGAAATGCATCCTGAGATGTATGATCTAAAAGGAAATATCATTCCAGACGAAATAATTGCTTTTAGATTTGAAAATGTAAATTTTGATAGTGAAATTGACGACGAATTATGACTACTACACATCCCACATTGGGAGAAACTAGACTACCAAGAAACCCTCTTTTAAGTGAGGTATTATCATTGGTATCAAAACAAAAAACAAAAGCGAAGAAGATTCAAACTCTAAAACAGTATGAGTCTCTACATCTTAAATCTGTTTTGATTTGGAATTTTGATGAATCTGTGAAGTCAATGCTTCCAGATGGCGATGTTCCATTTAACAGAAACGAGGCTCCTGCTGGAACCGAACATTTACACCTTGCATATGAGTGGAAAAAGTTGTATAATTTTGTCAAGGGTGGGAATGACTCACTTCGACCTATGAAAAGAGAACAACTTTTTATGCAACTTCTAGAGGGTCTTCATCCTGATGAAGCAGAGATCATCTGTTTAGTTAAGGATAAAAACTTGAAGAAGAAGTATAAGTTGACTCGTGCTATAGTTGAAGAAGCGTTCCCCGATATACAATGGGGTAATCGAAGTTAGTAATGTCAAAAACTAAAACTAGAGAAGAAGTGATGTCTGAAGCTTATTGGACACCAAAAGAAAAAGAGGACTTGAATAGTAAGTATTCAACAAGTCTTGTAAAGGAGAATTGCAATCAGGAGGAAATGAGTGATAGGTCTCTTCCTATTGATGCTTATATTGTGACGTATAAAATTCAAGGTGAAGTTCGTAACGATCTTGTTAGATGTCACGCAAAGGTAAATATTTTTGATATGTATTATGATAAATTTGGATCGGGTTCAATAATAGATATCAAATATGGGCCTGGAACTGTAAATCCAAAAATATGGGGCATTTCGTCACCAAATAAATCTAAGAAAAGAGTGAGGAGAAACTCATGAATGAAGAATTGATTCGCAACCAAATCAACGACATCATTGAAGGAGAAATACAGAATGGAATTAACGACTTTTTGGAAGAGAAACAGGAAAAAGAAAAGGATCAGGGATTGGGTTTTGTCACTTCAGAAGAAGCAAAACAACTTAAAGTCAAAGTCTTTAAAGACGAAGTTGACAAAATAATGAAACAATATAAAAAACTTAAGAAGAATCAAAAGTCAAATCTATCTCAAATAAAAAGATTAGGATTGGTCGATAAACATGGGAGGCCACTCTAATGGACAGAGAAAAGTTAAAGATTATGATCAAGGACTTGAAAAGTGTTGTAAATGCGTTAGAATGTGAAATATACTCTGATAAGGAGTCATACAAACTAAATTTTGACTATGAAGAAATAGTCAATCACATTACAGATTATGATGAAGTTTTTGAGGATGATGACGGGTAACAGTGATGACCCCCGTTATTCAGAGGAGAAGTTACTTTTAAGAGCAGCTTGTTTTCGATGTCTTACACATCACTTAGAGGAACATACAAGAGCCGTGTATGAGTTCGCTACCATATGGTGTGAAGAACATGATAATGTAGGTGGAATTGAACAAGGATTTCAAAACTATCTAAGGTCATACGCAGAAAAAGCTTATGAAAAAAGTTAAATTAGTATCAGTTACACCTGATGCAGAAAAAACAATGGCATACATTGCCAGAGTATCTAATCCAAACAATCAAGAAAATGAAAACTTCTCTGGATTGTTGAGGTACTGTATTGAACATGAACACTGGTCTGTGTTTGAACAATCATCAATGACTTTAGAGATTGAGACAACTCGTGCAATTGCAGCACAGATATTGAGACATCGTTCATTCACATTCCAAGAGTTTTCTCAGAGGTATGCGAAGAGTAATGAACTTGGAGAGATTGAACTTCCAGACTTGAGAAGACAGGATAAAAAGAATCGTCAAAATAGTATTGACGATCTTGATCCCTTTGTGCGTCAGAAGTTAGAGGCTCAAATGATCACTCTTTTTAGTTCTGCACAATCATTATATAATCAAATGATTGAGGAGGGTGTTGCAAAAGAATGTGCAAGAATGGTTCTGCCATTATGCACACCAACAAGAATCTACATGACAGGTTCTTGCCGTTCTTGGATACATTATATTAATCTAAGATCTGCACACGGAACACAAAAGGAACACATGGAAATAGCAGAAGAATGTCGTTCAGTATTTACTGAACAATTCCCTGTTGTATCTGAAGCTCTTGAGTGGATCTAAATAATATTACAAAACGTTAAAACTTATGCCTACATATCCTGTTGTTAACAAAGAAACTGGAGAAAAAAAAGAATTATCAATGAGTATGCTTGAATATTCCTCATGGAGAGATGAAAATCCAGAGTGGGATAAAGATTGGTCTGAAGGATGCGCTGGTCTTGGAGAAGTTGGTGAATGGAGAGACAAACTTATCACCAAAAATCCTAGTTGGAATGATGTTTTACATAAAGCATCCAAATCTCCTGGCTCTAGAGTTACCAAGATAAACAAGTAATGGCAAGAAAAAAAGATTCTCCTATCGGAGTAGGAATGACTGCTAAACAGATGAAGAGAAAACGCCCCATTAATTCGGATCTCTTAAACAAGATCGAACCGATTACAGATAACCAAAAGACACTCTTTGAAAGTTACAAAGAGGGAAAGAATATCTTTGCATACGGTGCTGCTGGAACAGGTAAGACTTTTGCTGCACTGTATCTTGCATTGAAAGATGTTCTCGATCAACACACACCATACAATCAACTTTATATTGTAAGATCCCTTGTCTCTACAAGAGAAATTGGTTTCTTGCCTGGCGATCACGAAGACAAGTCTTTCTTGTATCAGATACCATATAAAAACATGGTGAAGTATATGTTTCAGATGCCATCTGATGCAGACTTTGAAATGTTATATGGTAATTTAAAACAGCAAGACTCTATCAAGTTCTGGAGTACATCATTCATTCGTGGAACAACTATTGATCAGGCGATTGTATTGGTGGATGAGTCACAAAACTTGAATTTTCATGAATTAGATAGTATAATAACAAGAGTAGGAGAGGATGCTAAAATCATTTTCTGTGGTGATGCAAGTCAAACAGACTTACAAAAAACCAACGAAAGGAATGGTATTCTTGACTTCATGAAGATAATCGAACAAATGCCTGAAGACTTTGCAATGATCGAATTTGGTATCAATGACATCGTT